CGGCAGGGATGCCGTCAACGCCCAAGGAGAGCACGGCCCCGACGATGTCGGCATGCGTACCATCAAAGAAGTCGGAGGCCTTGAGGTCGGGCGGGAAGGGGAGAGCATCACGCAGGAGGACGCCGAGCAGGTGGCGTTCCGCGGCGACATTATTCGGCGGGATCATGTGGAAGAGAGGGTTGGGGTTTGGGGGCGTGGGTGCCCGTGGTCAAGATGCTTTGCGTAGGACGCGGTCGAGGTCGGACTGTCGGTAGTAAGGGACGCTCCGCGGATTGCGCAGGATGCGGACAGGGATGGAGGTGCCGTCGATGCGGTACTGGATGCCGCGGACGGTGCGGGCGTGCTTGCGGGCGTACTCGGAGAGGGTGACCCATCCCTTGGGGGCCTTGAACTTCTCGAGGGCTTCAGCTGCGGCCTTGGCGGCGGCCCAAGTCTTGAACCTGGGCGACAGGCGATAAACGAACCGACCTCGGGGCATCGTCTTTCGTTCAGCGTAGCCGGCCTTGACGATGCGGGCCAGAGGCAGGGCTATGCCTGCCCGGGTGTTATAACCTAGGAGACGCACGACCTCGATGGTCTTGTGCCAGCCATCAGGGACGTCCTTGGGTTCGCTGACAAGGGCGGCGAACAGGGCGTGGGCGTCGAAGCGCTTCATCGGGCCTTCGGGGTGAAGACCTTGAGGTCGGTGGTCCAGACCCAGCGGGAGCCGACGCGGTGGACGAGCCAGACCTTCCAGTCCTTGCCATCGACCCAGCCGGCGGCGAAGCCTGAGCCCCAGCGGGAAGTCGCTAGGCGGTGCGACGCGTAGGCCATGGCGTCCTTCTGGCAGAGACAGCCGGCAGAGAACGCGGCGCCACCTTCGGCCTTCGTCAGGTTGACTTGGGCGAGCGTGTGCGTGTGGCCGTGGATCAGGGCGCCTCCTCGGTCGGCGTAGTGCTTGCCCTGTTCGGCGGTGGCGTTGAGGCCGTGGGCGTAGCCGTGGATGAAGGCGACCTGCCCTAAGCGATAGACGCCCTTCTCGGCGTGGTAGGGGAGGATGGTCTTCGCTCCGCAGCTCTTCGCGGCGGTCTTGATGCGGGCCTCGAGGTCGGCGCAGTAGTCGCGTACCAGGGCGGAGCCGGAGGTATGCTGGAGGGCTTGGGCGCGGTGCTCGTGATTGCCCATCAGGTAGACGGTGGGCTTCGTGCGCTCAAGGAAGGCTTCCCCGGCTTCGATGTCGGAGATGAGGGACTCAGCGCCTTCGGCATCCTGGCCTGCCCCACGGCGGAGCGATCGGAAGTCGAAGCAGTCCCCGAGGTGGACGCGGACGGTCGGCTTGTAGTCCTTGATGAACTCGCAGAGGGCCTCGACGGCGTTCTCGTCGGCCATGTCGCCGTGATTGTCACCGAAGGCTACGAAGCGGGTCGGGGTGCTCATTTGGTAGGAGGGTTTGGAAGATTCATCCAGAAATCAGGCATTAAGATTCCCTCTTCACCATTTACCCATCCGCAAGGGGATGACCATTGGGCTACAAACTGACGCCCGTCTTCAATCATGAGAATGGGAGTCCCGTCCTTTGGGGCCGTCTCAATGGGCTGCCAGTTACTCATCGGGCGTTGAGGTAAGGGATGGGCTTCCCGGCGTCGAAGGCCGCGAGCATCTCGTCACGGCGTTTGCGGGCCGTGGTCAGGTCGCCGCCGATGTTCTCGACGATGTCCGTGCCGCGACGACGTAGCCGGAACCAGTAGCAGTCACCGAGGCGCTGCAGGTGATGGTTCGGGTTGTCCTTCACGTTGCGTTCGGACTTACGCTGGCCGTGGCAGATGGTGTACTTGGGGCAGGCGAGCAGGAAGGCCACGCGCTCAGGGGACAGGCCGACCTTGCGGGCCCACGCCAGCGTCTCGGGGGTCAGAGCCTCCATGACTTGGCGAGGATGCGTCCTTCGGACATGATCTGCTGACGGGCGTTCGGCTTGAAGATGTATTCCTGGTCGAAGGAATGGGCGGCCCGTATCTCGGCGATGCTGTCCAGCTCCTCATCGTTGGCGGGGCCGATGCCGGCGGTGGCGACATAGACGGTGCGGACCTTCCAGCCCTTCTCCCAAAGGATGTCCTGACAGACCCGCAGCTCGTTGATGTAACGCCAGTCGGAGCAGACCACCGTCTCGGGGGAGGGTTGGTCGTGGTGCTTCATCACCGGGCACCAGTTGGCGAAGTGGCGGGCAAAGACGTCCCGATCCATGCGCCGGGCGAACTTGCCCGCGTGGACGAGGAAGTCGCGGTTATCGACCTTGAAGTCCTCTCGGAAGAAGTCGCCGTCGAGGCCGAGGTAGTCCATGTATTGGTTAGCGGCCTCCTTCAGGGCGTCAGCGAAGTTGATGTGCTCGGCCGGCCTTGTGCTCCACTCAAGAAGCCCAGAAGCCAGTGAATCTTTACCTGCCCTTGCGAATCCAGAAATCAGCACGAGGGTCGGGGCGGCCATCGGCGTGGGTGCTTCGTCAGTCACGGGCTTAGAAGGGTACGCCTTCGGGGGGCAGCGGCTCTTCAGGGGCGGTCGGCTTCTGGCTGCCGCGGGGGTAGGTCATCTTGTATTTATACTGAGGCTTACCCTGCCACTCGCCGTTGGCCTCGACCTCGACGCCGACCAGGATGGTCTGGCCGCAGGCGGGGGAGATGTATTCCATGAACTCCGCAGGGGTCGCGTCCAGACGGATCTCGTTGGTGTACTTGCCGGAGAACTTGCCGACGAGCATGGCGAGCGCCTTGCCGTACTTGCTGGAGAAGTTCTTGGACAGACAGAAGCCTTTGTCGTCGACGAAGAACAGGCGGGCGGACGAGGTGCCGTCCTCCCATTGCTTCACCTTCTCGAACTTGGGTTTGATCAGCTTGAGGCGGTAGGTACCGTTCGTGCTGATGGACGTGAGGGGCGGGCGGTCGTTGTTTTCGGTGGTCATGTGTTATTGTTTGGGTGCGTAGATTTCGAGCGATTTGGGTCGGTCTGACATAACCGCTTTAAGGCAGGTTGCGTCGAGTGACTTCTGTTCTTGGTTTGCCTCAGAGCCGGTCGAGTAATCAACATGGCTAGAGATTTGAAGCGCAAGGCCTTCGACGTGTTTGACGTAAAGGGAGATGTCCTTGAGGTCGTCGAGCATATGGTCAAATGCAACCTCGAGCATCTTAACCTTTTCTTTGTCTGAAATTGCCATATTAGGCGAAGTTGATGTTCGTCGCGGCGCTGGGCTTGGCGGCGATGTCGATGGTGGTGATCTCGGTCTGATAACCGGGCCAGTTGCCCGAGGCGGTGCAGTCCTTGTAGAGGGTCAGCGCGCGCTCGAAGTCGAAGGCGGCGCCGGTCATCAGTTCCGGCCCCAGCTCATAGACGGCGTGGGCGTAGGGCGGCTCCTTCTCGACGGCGATGAAGCGGAAGCCGAGGACGCGACACTTGTAGGCGGACTCGACGGCGTGCCGGTAGAAGTAAGCCTGGAGGGCGTACTTGTATTTGCGGACGGCCTGAAGGAAGCCGTGCGGGCTGGCGTCTTCGCAGGTCTTCAGGTCGTAGATATACCCGTCATCGGAAATGCCGTCGATGGCGCACTTGACCAGGGTATCGCCGAGGAACGCGGTGAACATGACCTCGGTCTTGGAGAGGACGATGCCGTTGTTCTTCATGCAGACGGCGGCGGAGTTGGCGACCGCGTCGACCAAGGCACCTTCTTCGGCGGTCAGGATGGCCTTGCCTTCGTTGGCGGTGACGAACTCGGCCCACTCGGCCTTGCCTTCCTTCGTGCGCTTGTCCACCTCGGGGGCGATGGCGTGCGTGGCGTTGTAAGCGTCGAGCCCTTCGAGGGCCAGCTTGTGGACGGCGGTGCCCACGCGCAGGGCCTTGGACTCTTCGCGGGTGCGGGCGAGGTAAGCCTGGTAATGAGCCGGGGACTTGAGCAGTTCCTTGGCTCCGCTTTGGTTGAGGGCTACGATGGAGTCGTAGACGACGCGTTCGGTGATGAGGTCTGGCATGGTATGTTATTGGTGTTGGTGGGAAAGGTCAGAGCAGC